CGTCCGACCAAATCGCCCCGCTCAATTCGATCGCCGGCGAGCCGGGCTGAGCGTACGGCGGGTGATACTTGGCTGACTGCAGCACGCCGTTGCCGTCGCGATCGCCGAACTGTTGCATCAACGACGGCGCCGCATGCGTGCGCGCTAATTGTTTGAATTCGTTCACTGTCGCTTGTTGACGTCGCAGTCGGCTCGCGTGGCGCCAGACGCCTTGTCGCCGACGGCCAGGCCAGCCTTCACATTGGATCCAGCTGTGTCGGTGAGTTCTCGCTCCGATGCGTCCCAATACAGAACGTCTCCGTCGCTCCACTCGTCGGCGCTCTTGGCGTCCATTTCGAAGACGTCGCACGTCTGCAGCGTGTAATCGTCTCCGATCTCAATCGGCTTGCCGCCTGACACAATGCCGATCCGCTCGCCAATGACTTCGACGTCGCCAGGATCCATCGCAGCGGCGGCGCTGTACCGCTTGATGATGCCGCCGGCGTGTTTCAGGGTTGCTTCCACTGGTCACTCCTTGGGAATAATCGCCTCGATCGCTTCTTGGATGGCCCGCTCGCTCGCGGCGCCGATGCCCTTGAGGCTCACCAACGAGCCGCCGTTTTCAGCCCCGTAGGCGATGACCTCGCGAACCGTTTGCAGGTTGGCCGCCAGCAACGCTTCCTCGACGTGAACCGAGAGCCCGAGGCTGGCGACGGGCGCGTCACGCCAATCCGCTTCGGGCGCCGACGGGACAACGGCAGGCTCGACTTCAATCTCCGGCCCGACAGTCGGCGTCGGGGGAGGGGTCGGCGAGACCTTCTGCAGCCTGACCAGCGGGCCTAAAGTGCCAGGCGGCAATTCCGACACGTCGTCGCCGCGCACGTACGTCGTCTTTACGCCCCCGCGGGTGACGGTGAGGCAATCGACGCATAAGTAATACTTCTCGGCCATCGATCGGTCTCTATGTTTCGATCAAGCTCCTTCGCCGCTACGCGCCCAGCAGACCGCTTACGCAGCGGCCCGCGACCGCACCGTCATGCGACGGACGCGAACTTCCGCCGACGTGTCGTCGGAAGTCTTCTCCATGTGGGCGATCGCGACGACCGTCGACGTGTAGGCCGCCAGGACGTGGGCGCCGTCGTCGTTGACCCGCACGCCGTTGATGTAGAACTTCACGTCGTCCTTGTCGCGCGCGTCGACCTGCAGGAACGTCCAGGCATCGTCAACCAGATCGACGCCAGTATCATCCGGGGCAACGTCCGTGACGTTGTCGTCACTCTGCGTCGTCGCCGACAAATCGTTGCCGTCCAGGTGGATCGTCGCAAGCGCCGTCACCGCTCCCAGGTCGGTGCCGTGCGAGGCGCTGGCCAACCCAAAGTCGATGTCGAGAGCGGCGTTATTGCCGATGTCGAAGACGGCGGCTTCGACCTCGTAAATCAAGCCGTCGTCAACGTCGAAAGTCCGATCAGAAAGCAGTGCAGCTTGGGCGACTTCCGCCACAGCATCGAACGCGAGCGATACACCGCCGCCAAGCAGCGCCGTTGCGCCAAGGCCGTTCGTCGCCTCAGTCGTCCACTGCCCGCCGTTCTCGGCGAGATTGATGTTGTAGTTCGGCCGGGCATTCATATCGACCTTGACCGTCGTCGCCGACGCAGCAGCGTCCGCCACGGCGACGCCGACGAAGTAATCGCCGGCCAGGCGATACGTCGCTCGACTCGTCGAGATCTTCGCCCACACCTCCTGACCGGCCAGAATGGCGACGCTGGCGGTTTTTAGAACTTCACGCACGCCACCGCAGGAAAGCGTCACGTACTCACCGGCCTCGGCCGCCTTGAGGCCGGTGTAAACTCCGGCGCGACTGTCGGGGAGTTGCACGAGCTGCCCGTTCACGAGCGCTGCGGACGTGACGGCCTTCACTTCGCCCGGCCCATGATGGGTAACGGCTTCGATGGACATGATTAAAATCCTCGGAATGTTCGCAGGTGGTTTAGTAGTGATCGAAAGTCCCGGCGGCCCGCGTCAGCAGACCGCCGGGTGTGGCGGTTGATTGCGTTGACTACGCTTCGGAGCGGTACAAGCCCTCCCAGCTCAACGCCTTGGCGCCGATGTCCATCTTGATGTCCCAGCCGATGCCCCAGCGGCCTTGCGTGAGCACGAACGGCCGGATCTGCGGCACGCGACCGGATCCGCGAAGGTACGCGACCTCGATCGTGTGCGCGGCGGCCATCGCAGCCAGGAACCAATGATCGGCGGCGCCGGCGTGAACCGTCGCCCCGGTCGGGTCGGTCGGGTCGGTGACGCCGTTTTCGAGCCGCGCCTCAATCACCGGAACGAGCCCCTTGTTGAAGTTTGGGTTGTTCTCGGGCAGCGTTCCCGACGCACCGGTGATTAACAGGCGCGAATTGAGCATGGTGTCGCCGGTGTCTTCCAGCGTCGGCGGAAGCAGCAGGAACTTCGGTATGATGTTCAGGTTGCGGCCGTTCTCAGCCTGCAACCGCATGGCAGTGCGTGCCGAGCCGAGCCACGACGACAGGGCGCCGGAAGACGCCTTATAGTTGCCGTGGTTCGTCGCGTCGAACAGCGGATTGCCGTCACGCATCGTCGGATTGCCGATCAGAATCGAGTAAACCAGATCGGGGCGGAGTTGACGGGCCGCGACGCCCAAGTCGGCAGGAGCGTGCTGATTGATGGCTCCGAAGGTGTCGTCGACAATGTCCTGATCGTCGACAACGAACTGCTTGGCGTAGCGAGCGATCTTGAACGACTCGACCAGATCTTCGTAGCTGGCGTGGTTCGCTTCCGAGCCGCGCGGCAGCTTGTCGAGCGTGCCGCCGTTTTTCATGCGCGCGCGCTCGTTGCTCTTGAAGTCGGCCACGTCCGATTCGCGGATCCAGCCGCCGGTCGTGGTGTCCGGCGCCGTCTCGAACGCCCCCAGGAGTTGGGAGTTCATATTCGTCGTGAAGATGCTGCTCAAGGCCGACGTACTGAAGGCGCGAGCGGCCAAGCCTTCGCAGTAGGCCCGCATCAGGCCGTTGCGACCGCTGGGGAGCGTCACGCGGTCGAGCGTGGCGGCCATCCGCATCATGTCCTCGATCGACGCAGCACGGTGCTGCCACGCCAAATCGGCGTGACGTGCGGCGTCGGCGGCCGCGATCCGAGCTCGCGACGGAACGCCGTTGGCGTCGCCGCGGACCCAACCCTGAGTCGGGTCAATGCCGCTGCGGTGCAGCATCGCTGCTTCGAGCGTCTCGACGGTGTAGCCGCTCACGCTGTTGCGCGAGTGGATCGCCGGACCGCTCGGCATGTCCTGTTGGACGTTCGCCCGGGTACGAGTGCGGTGATCTTCGAAGATCCGCTCGCGGGCGACGTCGGCCGTGATCGCGGCGTCGTCGATGAGGCCGCGAACGAAGTCGTCCGAGCATCCGGCGATGGCCGCGTACTGCTCGATGGCGCTACGGCGCTGGCGTTCGGCGTTGGCGCCTTCGACGCGAGCCCGCTCCAGGTCGCCGTTGACCGACGCCCCGTCGCTGCCGGCCTGCTGCCGCTGCTGCGGGGGCTCTTCGGCTGCAAGCAAGTTGTTCGGACTCTCCGGATCGTAACCAAGCGCTCGGATCATCAGGTCGCAGTTCGTGCGAGCCGCTTGGTCGGCCTCGTTGTAGTTCAGTGCGTTGGCGATCGACGCCTGCACGCCGCGAAGACCGCGGAAAAACTCATCGGTCCGCGCCTCATCGGCGTCGGCGGCCAGGCCAAGGCTGCGAAGATACTTAATGAGGCGGGGGTTCATCGAAAGATTCTCCTGGATTTCGGGGCGGAATTGCCCAACAGTGAACGAATCTGCGCCAAGCTGTCGGCGCCAACGGGCGTTAGTGAAAGTTCGTGGGGGCGCCAGCGAGTCGTGATTCGCAGCGTGCGCTCGCCGGCTTGGTAGGTTTTTCCGCCTACTGAGCCGCGAGAGTTGGGGGCGATGTCGGTGAATTCGAGCGGAACATAGCCGACAGACACCGCGCGAACGTGGCCGTCGCGAACTCGCGCCCAAATCGCCTCGACCTCGTTGTCTCGCTCATTGGCCGGCGCTGCGACGTAGCCGCGGCCATGCCACTTGTCGTCGCGAAGCTGGAATCCGCGAGCCGAGCCGATTACGTCGAGGACGTCGTACATCCGATGATTAGGAAGCAGCGGCATTTGGTCGGGAAACTCCCCGCCGCGGCTGATCAGAATCTCTTCGATGATCTCGTACCGCCGGCGATCGAACACGAGAACACGCTGCTCGGTCGAAACTACTGCTTCGAAGCTACGCTCTTCGACGTTGATGTTCGCCGATCGCAGCTCCAGCTCGCGAGCCACGAGGCCGCGATTCTGCAGGTCTTCCCACAGGGAGGTTTCAGCGGTTGATTGCAAAGCGACGGGCATTGCGATTCTTCTTCGGGACTAACTTTTTCGGCGGAGGCGATTCATCGCCCTCGGCTTTCGACTCGGCTCCATTCCCCATCGGAGTAGGCGGCAGGCCGGCCGCCTCCAGATCGGCCTTGCATCGCTTCCGCGAGGCGACGACCTTTTCCCAGTTCTTGCCGACCATGGCGGAAGCGTCGCTTGCGGCGATGATGCCGAGCTGAACCATCTTCTCGATCGCCGACACGAACTTCTCGATGTTCGCGTGGGCTGGAACATTCCAGGTCCAGGTCAGTTCGTACTTGGCCGGCGGCTGCACACTGCCTCGCAACGTCAGCTCGGCGATGACTCGCTCGACGATCGGGTTCATTGATCGCCGCTCGATGAACTTCTGTACGTTCAGCACGCCGTCGCAGTAGACGGTGCCTTCGTACTGAGCGCTGGAAAAGTTCGCCTCAGCGGCTGTGAGAAACACGACCAGCAGCGGCATGTGGATTGGGCGGCCGAGCTCAGCGCCGCGCTCGCGGCGGAATTCGACGTATTGAGCGCCGGGCTGCGTTGGAGCCAGCGATGCCCACTGCCAGCCCATCGGAGCGACGTTAGCCTGCCCCGGTTCCATCCGAATGCAATCGTCGGTGATCGGCTCCGGATCAGTGATCATCTCCGGGTGAGCTGCTTGCAGCCCAACAGCATGGCCGGCGGCGTTCTTGGCCGCTTCCATCACGTACTTGTCGTACTCGCGGATGTCTGCGGCCGTTTCCAGCACGCTAGTTAGCATGGGGTAGCCGGTCAGTTGCTCCGGTTCGACCGGGATGAAGCAGTGCTGCACCGCGACGGCAGGGATCGTTTCGAATTCCCCGTAGGTCAGCGTGAAGGCGCCGAGTTGGTGCGGCTTGTCGATGTAGAATTCGACCGCGGCGCCGGTCGTCGGATCGAGTCGGACGCCGAAGGCGACGCTCGGATCGCCGGCGTGTTGCGCGGGAGTGACCAGACGCCGCGCATGGATCGTGCGAAAGCCAAGGCTGATGCGTTTCCCCGGCCGCTCGACGTTCGTGTAAACGTTGACGTAGCTGCCGGCCAGCAGCAGACCGTGTACCCAGGTTTTCATCGACTCGACGCCGCCGTATCGGTGCGACGGGTCAGGATCGGCCATGACCGCCTTGAATGCGGCCTCGACGGCGTCATTGAAGGCGTTAGAGTCGCTGGACACTTGCAACGTCGGCCCTTCGGGACCGACAACGTCGTCCTTGAACGTGTTGACGACTCCCTCGAAGAGCGGATTACTGGCGAATTCGAACGCGCACCGCGCCATCAGCACGGGCAGATCAGTCGCAATATCGGTATTGATCGACTCGCCATGCGACTGCGCAAGCGTTTCGCGGTTCAATCGAGTCGGTACGGCGGCCTGAAAGCGGCGAGTCTGACTCGCGGAAATGACTTCCACGCCCACGGCGCCGGCCCGTTCTTGCCTGTCGAGCGACGTGCGCAGCGCCCGCGGCGACTTACGGCCAAAGAAGCGGCGGATGGAAGCGGCGAAACCCATTCAGCAATCACAATCACAGGTTGTTGGTCGGCAATGAGCGATGTTGACTCGCTTTACCTTGCCGTGTCCGGCTGCCCTTGCTATTTGCACATCGATGTCTCTTATGCAATCCGCAAGACTGCCTGGACTAAAGCGAAGCCCGTCCTTTTCCGTCTCTGAAACGGCAGAGGCCGCTTTCCATGCAATACGGTACTGCCGAGCAGCTTCTACTAAGTCTCCGTTTCTCTCGGCGTATAAACCGGCGACATGCGCGGCATTGCCTATCTGAGCGATGCTTTCAGCCATGATCGAATCGTAAAAGAAAAAACCGCCCTTCCAGGCGGCCTGTTTCTAGAAACTAGAATGGCGTCACGACTCCACGCTCTTGAAACTCTGCCCGCACTTATCGCATTTATGCCAGCGATACTTGCCGCTGGTGTTCACCACGCGCGGATTCTTTGCCTTGCACTGCGGATTCGGGCACACGCAACGCACCGTCTGGTACACGACCCCGTTGACCACCTCGCCGGCCACTGGCGGACGCCCAACAGTAAACGTCTTGCGGCAAAAATCGCAGCCGTACTTGGCCCACGGACGCCCGAAGCTCTCCCCGGCGCTCACTAACGACGTGGCATTGCACCCGCAGCCGGGGCAGTCGGGACCGCTCGCTTTGATGAAGCCGGTGCTCATCGTGCCAGCCCCGCATACCAGTTCTCGACGGCCGGCAGTGGCTCGGCTTCCTCTCGAGGAATATCTCGGAGTCGATAGCCGTGAACGTCGCCCATGACGAGAGCCATCTTGAGCGCATCGCCAAGATGATTCTGGCCGTTCACGATCCACTTCTCGACGAGGCCGCCTTTGGTCGGATCCCACTCGCGTTTCAGATGCTCAGCGGTCAGGTGATTCGTCAGTCGGTCGTGCTGCTTCGGGAAGTCCGGGCGGAACAGCGTTAGCGCCCCTTTGCTTCCTCGCTTCGCACGTAATCGGTCTTGCATGTGCAGCAGCCAGTAATCCGCGTTGAAGGTAATCTCGGGGATACCGCGCTTCACGTTCAAGTCGGCGAACCACTCCGTCCCGATCTTCGGACGCTGCATGCTGACTCTGGTTGGATGGTTGTATCCACCAGCTACTTTCCCGGCGCGACGCTTGGAAGCGCCGCGACCACGCAGGCCCTTCCACCGATTGCCCCAGCCTCGGCCGAACGAACGAATCGCCTTGGCTACGTCGTCCGGCATGTGGCCCAGGTCAACGCCAACCCCGTCCGGCAATCGCAGGCCGTCGCTCGATTCGACGGCAAAACCAGCCTCGACGACGGTCTGGTTGAATTCGATCAGCGCATCCACGACGCGAGTGGACGCCTCATCGTCTTTGGTCCGCTTAACATCGAAAGCGCCATAAGCAGGGATGTGCAGGCAGCCGTTAGACCGAAGAGCCAGCGCGACCCACCATGCCGTCCAATCGCCGATATCGACGCCGATCAACAGCTTCACCGTGTCAGCCGGCAGCAGGCCGGCTTGCCATTCGTCTGTGCGCTTCCGCACGGACTGAGCGCTTAACATCTCGTTCTCGGCCAGCTTCGATCTAAACGGAACAGCATGCGCGAATTGGCACAGCTCGCGCTCGGCGTTCTCGCGTTCGACGGTCCCCTCATCGAGCTGGGCGGCTTTCCACTCGTCGACGGCCGTATCGGCGGCGTCCAGAAGCAGATTGTGCCAGCACCACCAATGAAACCAGAGCGTCGACGTCGGCGGCGGATCCCCGTGAACGCGGCCGTTGCGATCCACCGTCTGGCCCCAGTGAACTAGAACGCATTCCGCCATTGACTGCCGCCGTTGCAGGTCGTTGATCGCCTTGCCGCATTTCGGGCAGGCAAAAAACGCCTGATCTTGTACCTGCCACTCGCTTTCGGCATCCTGCCAGCCCAGCAGATGCTCTCTCGTCGGCGCGATATGCCCACCGCAATGTGGGCACGGCGACACAATCCGCGATCTTGTGCTGATGATCGTCTCGTCTTCGTCGTCGCCGCGAAGCGTCCATGGCAGCTCGTGCGGCTCCCCGAGCGTCCCTTCGCCCAGCAATTGCCTCTCGCTCCGTCTGAATGCACGCTGGCGAGCCTTGATCTTCTTGAGGTCGTCGGCCTCGGTCGACGTTTCGCTTCGTCCGCCAAAGCCTTTGAGTTCAGTCACGCAGATCCGAGGCGCCGTGTAGCCGGCTTTGTTCGTGTCTTGCCCGCCTCGGGACATGATTTTGATGTCGACGCCGCTCCCGAGCGTGATACGGTCTCGGATGCGCCCCCCGCGGCTGCCAGGCCCTTCCCGGGGAATCAGCCACGTCAGATCCGGCGAAGCCTTCAGCGTCGGCAGGAAATCCTTGTCCCATTTGTCGGCCGCCATGTCGGCTTCCGGCACGCCGATGAGGGCGTCCTCGCGCAGTTCACACACCGTCCGCAGCGTCGGGATCACGAAGCACGAGAGCGTCTTGCTCGATTGCGACGGCCCCGTAGCGTACACCTCCGGCCACTTGCCGGAGTCCAATTCATGGAAGAGCAAACCAGTAAACGGCTGATTGGCGACTCGAAACGGCTCCCCTTTGAGCGGACCCGTCGCCAAGCGAATGTATTTCTCAGCGAATTCACGATGGCTCAGCGGAATTCTTGGCGCGAGCCGAACCGCGGCCTTTGCGCCCAGAGCGTCCAGTCCCGTGGAGAATGCCTGCACTACCATTGGCCTGCAGCTTTTCGATTCCGCGATTGATACCGTCGAGGATGACCTGGCTGTATTCCGGAGCTCGCTTTGCCACTCGCTCCGCCGCTCCGCGAACTTCGTCCAGGCACGGCGCCAACCGTGACGCGAAAAACTCGTCGACGTCGACGACGGAACCTTCAAACTTGCGAAGCTCCAACTCCGCCTTGCGTGCCTTCGCGTCCTCTAGTCGAGTTCTGGCCGTTGGCTTCTCGTCGACAGAAGCGGCGGCAGCGGGTGCGTCAGCGGCGGCGCGGTAGTCACTGACCCAGCCGGCCAAGTAGACCCAGCGGCCCCGATAGCGTCCGCGCTTCTCGTGATGTTCCCACTTCGCCAGTCGCTTTCGCCACTTGGTGAGGGTGTTGTCGCTGCCGATCCCAAGGGCCGTCTGCAATGCTCCAAGGCGAACCCATTCACCTGAATCCGGTTGAAACGCTGGCCGTTCAATCGTCGCTTCTCCTGCTCACCAGCGGCTTTAAGTGGCGTGTGTAAAAAAGTGGGTTGATCGCCCCGACAGGGCACTGCCCGGGGCGGCGGCGGAAGGACCCAAAATGAGACATAAGGACTTACGTCGCATCGTCATCGCCCTAACTCCTTACGGATCACTCCGCAAACACCTCGACATCGATCACCACGTCGACCGTTGTCCCGCTCTCCATCTGCACCGGCACAGTGATGGTCCGCGACTCGCTCGCGGTTGCCGTGCCCCCTAAATCAAGAAAGAAGCCTGTGTCTCTTGGCCCCTCAGCGTCTGCGGTGATACTGCCGCCGGATACTGTCGGCGTGCCTACTGTGTCCACGTTGTCGTCTGGCCCGAATAGCGGGGCCATGTCGATGTAGGGGTACACGTTGGAGACGGCGCCAGGCGTGAGCCTGACAGGTCGTGTAACCTTGTGCGTACCGTCGGCCCGGCGGCTGACTTGGTAGGAGAACGCAGGAGAGGGCTTGCGGTTGATACGCGGCTGGCCGCTGCTTACGTGGGCCAAGCCGGTCAGTTCCTCCCCCGTCGCCAGCGTGCCGCTGCCCGGCAGCCGGGGGGAGAGGGCGTCGGTCACGGCCCCCACGGCGTCCATCTTCGCCGCCGTGGCCGCCAAACCGGTATCTTCGTCCAAAACCGAATCGTTGATGCCGCTCACGACCAACGTGAGGTTGGCGAGCGACGACGGCGTTGTTCTGGTGCTCACCGCCGCGTCGAGCCGCGCCAGTTCGACGGCCAACTCCTCGCGCACGGCCTGAGCGATTGCCGCCGCGCCGGGGTTGTCGGCGTCCGACACTGATTCGGTTATCGTGTGCGCAAAGCTGCTGCTCACGCCCGTCCAGACTTCGCCGCTGTTGAGCAGCGCGCGGTAGCTGACGCAATTGACGCTGCTGCCGTCGATCTCTAGCAGTTGGCACATGCCGTAGCCGCCGTCGGTCACGCTCTGCGAGTTGCAGTAGATCGCCAGGACGTTGTTGCCGTAGCGACCGAAGAGCAGGTTGTACGCCGTCTTGTGCGTCGTGATCTCCGTGATGTCGTGGCCGTTGGAGATGATCGCCAGGTTGGGAATCTGCGCGAGGTGCGTATACCACCAGCCGCTGCCCAGCGGGGCCGTCGAGCGGCCGTTGGTCGGGTACTGGCCGTCGGGGTCGGGCGATTCGCTCCCGCCAGGCACGTTATAGTTGTTTGGCATATAGCGATCGGCGACGTTGTAATCGCCGTAGCCGTTGCCGGTCCCGGCGAACGTCGCATCGTAGGCCGCGCGACCGCTGCCGACGCCGCCGCGAGAATTGAGGAAAACGTGCGTCTGCAACCAGACCTTGCGCGTGGGATGCTCGGCGGCCTTAGCTACGGCCCAATCGAGTTGTGCCGTCGACGGCGCCCACGGCAGGCAGATCAGCAGCCAGCCGTCCATGATCGTCGCTGAATACGTGTAGTAATCCGAATCGTAAGTCGCGCCGCTGGTCAGCATCGCCTCGTCGAACGTCGCCTGCCCGCTGAACAGCGACTGAGGCAGGCCGTTGGTGCTCATCATGTAGCCTTCGGGCGGGTCGAGTTGCCGCGAGGCGTTAGTGTCGTGGTTTCCGGTCGAGCCGTAGACCCAGATGCCGGCGGCCAGAACAAGATCAACCGCCGCGCGGGCGGCGATGTACTGCGCCTCTTCGTCCATGTCGTCGCACCAATCGCCGGGGCAGACCCAGCCGATGATGTTCAGCGCGGCCTTGTGCGCGATGAGCCAATCGGCCCAATCGTCGTACATCTGGCCTGCGTCGCCGAGCGGCAACTCGCCGTAGTATTGCGGATCGCCGCTGTTGACGATGGTGGGCGAACGTCCGTAATCGAGGAACGAAACGAAATGCCGCACTGGCGAAACGGACGACGGCACGCCGGCCGTGGCGTTGACGCGATCGGCGTAGGTCGTGCTCTCGGCCAGATCGGGGCAGAAGTAGAGCGTCGAGGCGCTGTCGGCCAGGGCGACGTGCGGCAACTTGGTTTGCAGGTCGGTAATCTCTTGCGTCGTCGGTTCGCCGCTGTGGCAGAGAAACAAGCCTTCGAGCCAGCCGTCGAGCGGTTTGTCGCTAGCCCGGCCGCCGACGCGAATGACCGTCCCGTCCAGGTCCAGCCCGCCGCCCACGTCGACGTAGGTTCCCGTCGAGGCGGTCCCGACTTCGACGCCATCCTTCCACAGCCGCACGTCTGCCGTGTCGGCGCCAGTGTTTAACACGACGGAGAAAATGAAGTGGTGCCATTCGTCGGCGGTGACGTCGCCTTCGTCGCCGGTGAACTTCGTCACTGCCGCGTTGGAGGCGTCGCGAACATAGACGCACATCGAGCGGTCGATGCCGCCGCCGGCTACCTCGTCCCAGAAGAATTGGACCGACTTAAAGTCGGCGGCGTTGCGGATCGTGAGAATCGACTGGTCCGCGCGGCCATCGGTCACGTCGGTAAACTTGACCCAGAAGCCGCCCCAGAGCTTCGTCTTGCCGGCAAGCGCCGTTTGCAGCCCGGCGTAATCGAGGCGATTGTTGTTCGTGTTGGCGTGTTTGGTGGCCATCGTTTATTCCCGCTCCCCGACTAGCGTGGTTTCTAAGTTTTCCAGCACCGCCCCGTCCTGCCGGTAGCAGTCCCGCACCGTCACGTTGAGGCTGCCGCGAGAGCCGGCGACGTCGAACAGTTCGAGCGCCTTATCTACGTCCCAACAGGCGCAATTCTCAATCAGCACCCGCGGCGATTCTCGCGACTCGTTCCAGTGGAACATGCCCGCTTGCAGGTGCTCGGCGTCGCGCACCGTAACCGACGTGCGGCCGGCAATGACGAACGCCGGCTGCGAGTAGTTCTTGTATGAGATCTTCACGCCGCTGAAGTAAACGGCCGCGTACAGTCGCGAGCCGGGCTCGACGTCGAGCAGCTTCGTGTTTTCGCTCTGGTTGTCCAGGTAGACGCTGCGGAACTCGTAGCGCGCGTTGTTGTGACCGATGCCTTGCTGGTTGTCGAGCTTGAGGATCGTGCAGGGCGTCGGCGAAAAGAAGCCGTCGACCAGCAGCTTGCCGCCGCCGTTGACCAGGAACGCCAGCGGCGTGCGGTAGACCTTCAGCGCGTGGAACTGATGCCCCATCGACTGGAGGTTGACCATGTGAATCGCCGCGTCGCAGTCCATGATCGAGAGCGACCGGGCGACCGTTTCGTCGCAGTTGCCGTCGCCGGGGACGCGCCCGAACTGAAGGCCCGTGCGGAAGCTGCACAGGTGGACGTTATCAATTCGCATCCGCCCGATGGCCAGCCCGCCGACTTTGCGGTCGACGTGGATGCCGACGCTGCACCGCTCTTTCGGGTCTGCTCCGTAGGCGGCGCCGGCCAGGGTAATATCGCGGACGATCGCGTCCTGCCCAGTGACGGCCAGCAACGGGCCTTGAGCGGGCTGGCCCGTCCAGACTAAGCGGGTCGCGTCGGCGTACCAGTGATCGGCGACCAGCGGGCCGGACGCCTGACCGACCAGGCGAAAGCCGATGGTCCGCCCCGTGTCGATCGACTCGGCGATGCAGTGCGCGCCCGAAGGGTAGTCCGCGGCAAACGCGAACGCTCCGCTGGCGTACCAGCAGGCGAGCGCGAACAGGATGATGGCGGTGCGCGGTTTC